ATGGATCTAGAACTCGTAAGATCCGAGTTAAGAAGCTTTATCGAGCAAACCTCGACTTCTCAAAGCGCCGTAGCGCGCGCCATAGGGGTAAGTCCTACTCAAATAAGCCAGTTTTTAAACGGGAAATATCCGGGCGATAATGAAGGCCTCGCCGCGGACATAGTAAAAGTGATGAGAAATCATAACCAAAAGGCGCTTAAAAAGAGCAAAGACGATGAGGGTGAAAAATTCACCCCATACTATACGCATGATTTTTCAAGGGCTATGTTTGTTATAGAAGACACCATAGAAGATCGCGAGATGGCGGTCATCTATGGAGAACCGGGCACCGGCAAAAGCGTCATAATGAAAGCCGCAAAGCAAAAATACCCTAACGCCGTGCTCATAGAGGCTACGCTAAACACTAACGCCGCGGCATTTTTGGACGAGCTACTGCTAAAGCTAAATTTGAGCGTATCTGGCAAAAAAGCAAGCGATAAACATAGGGCTATCGTGGATTTTTTAAACAAGCCGAATACGGACAAAGTGATCTTGGTCGACGAGGCCGAGCATCTAAGCGTAAGAAGTCTTGAGGACTTGCGCCGCATCTACGACTTTACGGGAACACCGATCGTGCTATGCGGAACATATATCCTCATCAAAAACCTACGCGGCAAAAACGGCGAGCTAAAGCAGCTATATAGCAGAATTTGCGGCAAATGGGTGATGCAAGGACTAAGCCGCGAGGAGTGCGAGCAAATTTTTCAAAATCCATACGTCTTTAAGTGGAGCGAAAATCCCAACGGCTATGCGAATTTCAGGATTAGCGCAAAGCTATATAAAAAAGCTCTAAAGCTAGCTCGCGCCCAAAACACCGAGGTGGATGAGGATACGGTGGAAGACGCTAGCGAGATGATGATACTAGGCGACGAGTAGAAAATGACGTTAAAAAAGATCGCCCAGATCCTAGGCCTAAGTACCGAGAGAGTGAGACAGATAGAGCGCAGCGCCCTAGCAAAGCTAGCTCATCCTAGAAACCGCAAAAAATGGGAAGAGATCAAAGAGACGATGGCGATGATACAGCGAGATAAGGTTCGCGCGGGCATGGGCGACGCGATGAACTATCTAGAGGAGAAGTAAAGATGATACGAGGACTAAAAGCAAATTACTCAAGGAAATTTTACGAAGTAGACGGCGAATATATCTGTATAAAGGGGACGAAAATCGCCGTCGATACTATCAAAATTTAAGTGTTTAACGAGCCGCCCGCGGGCGGTTTGATTAAGCATTTTAATGAGCTCATACAATGCTAACAAAATAGAAAAAGTCGAGCGAAAGCTCTAACCAAACAACACAAGGAGACAAAAATGGAACCGCAAATCGTAAGTAAAGATGTAGACGTCCTAGTCGAATGCCTAAGAAGTCTAGGGGCGGGTATGCTGCTAAGCCAAACCGCAAACAACCTAAAAGATGCTATCAGCGCCGTAAAAGCTACCGGTAAAGCCGCTAGCGTGAGCATAAAGCTAAATATTAAGCCAGATACCAACTCTGAGGGCGAGATCATAGTTTTCGGCACTACGGGCGTAAATCTGCCAAAAGAGCCTATCAGAGCTAGATTTTACGTTTCAGAGAGCCTACTGCCGGTGCGCAACGCGCCTAACCAACTCGTAATGAGTATGTAAATTTGAAAGGATAAGAGATGACAGAAGAGAATAATAAAGACATAGCACCTAGCGTAGTGCTGGACGAAGCTAAAAGAGCGATATTGCAACACGCGAACTATAGGCTAGCAGAAAGCTTCCTCAAAGAGCCGCTAAGAAATAGCTACGCCATAAACGCCCTTGACGTGGACAGCTTTGTAAATTTGGTAAACGAATACAAAGAGCCTGCTTCAAAGCTGTTTTTCGATGATAGAAGCATAAGGTGCATCATCGATTTCAACTCCAAAGACAAGGCTGAATTTTGCGAAAAACGCATAAATTTAGGCTTAGCGGTTACGCCGTTTTTCAAAGATTTTCAGGATAGCGTAGGCAAAACCCTAAGTCAGCGCGACTTCGTGTTTTTACTAAAGAGCCTGTTTATGTTTATTACCACTATTGACGGCAAACCAAACGACAATATGGACGTCATTGAGCTTGCAGAGAGCTTGCAAGCGGTCAAGAAATTTGACAGCGTGCAGAAAAACACCAGCTCAAAAATCAGCCTGGACGTAGAGATCAAATCGGGAGCCAAAGAGACTATTCAGATACCAAAAAACATCACTTTCACGCTACCCGTCTACGAGGCGGATACGCAAATAAAAGGTAATTTTGATTGCGAGCTTTTCGTAAATATCGACGAGGAGAAATTCGGACTGAAACTGGTGTGCTATACGGCCGAAGTATCAAGGCGAGAGGTGTTAGGCAAGATAGTATCAAAGATCAGCGAGCGCTGCGAGGGTGTCAAGGCTTTTAAAGCTAGCGTAAATTGATTTTTCGGGAGCTCTGCGGAGCTTCCTATAAAGTCAATTTTGAAGAAAGGAGAATGAGTGAAACAAACGATGAGAATGGTCTACGTCGCTACGCCCTACGCGGGATTAAACGTAAGCGATATAAATAGGCCTTTTGCCGCCAAAAAGCTTGCTATAGCTGAGTGCCAAAAGGTTATAAAAGCGGGCTATATACCTATAAGCCCGGTGTTGGCGTTTGGAGAGATATTCGATGAAAGCACGGATAGAGACAAGGCTATAAACGCCGGGCTTGAGCTGCTTAGCCACTGCTCTTATATCTATTTTTCAGATCATGCCGACGCTGCTAGATCGCAAGGCATGAAAAAAGAGCGCGAATACGCTAGCGAGCTAGGGCTTACCGAGCTTGATTTTTCGCAAAATCAAACCTCGCAAGGGTTATTTGAAGAATGCCAATAGCATTCAAAAACCAAAAAAAAAGCCAAGGCGAATTTGGCCATTTGCACGGTCTACGGATACGTTTGCAAGCTCAAATTTGCGATGAAATTTAAAATATTTGAAAGGAGAATAGCGGATGATGAAAATAGTATCTATGCCGGCCGGGCTAAGCCTAACGATGGGCGATACGACCGCGCTAAGCGTCGCGCCGACGCTAACGCCGGCCAAAGCAAGAAGAAATAAGGCGGCCTTTGTAAAAAGCGCGATAACCCCCGGCGCAAAGCACAAAAGCCAAGCAATAAGAGCAAATAGAAGAAAAGCAAAAATAAGGAGCAAAAGATGCAAATAAATAGTTTTAGCGATGTAGATAATGCACTCAAAAGAGTGTGTGAGCTAGAAGTGGCGCTAGCGGACATAAACGGCGAGATAACCCTAAAATGCAACGAGATAAAAGACGCCCGCAAGGCGCAAGTAGAAAAGCTCGATAACGAGAAAAAGTATATCGAGAGCCAAATAACGGCATTTTGCGAGGAAAACAAGGCTGAATTTGCAGAAAAGCGCAGCAGAGAATTTACCTTTGGCAAGATAGGTTACAAGCTAAGCAAAAGCGTGTCCTTGCCGCGCATAAAAGAGAAAGTAGAGAAGCTCATAAAGGCTCTAAAAAGCTATAAGCTCGAGGAGTGCATCACGTACGAAGAGACCATAAACAAAGATGCCATTGTAGAACTAGGAGATGCCGAGCTCGTTAAGCTAGGCCTTAAGCGCGTCGTAAAGGATAACTTCCGCATAGAGACCAAGATAGAGAATTTGCAAAGCGCAAACGTCTAAATTTAAAGGGCTTTAAGCCCTTTAAAAAGCCTTTTAAACGATATTAAAGGCTTTTTAAAAGGTTTAAATTTTTGAAAGGAGTAAGTATGACGAACGAACAGTTTGACGAGATCAAAGAGCTACTAAAGCTCTACAGGAAACAAAAAGGCACGACTATAAAGAAGTGCAAAGAGGAGTTTAGCGAGCGATTTAACTGCGCATTTTTGGACTACCAAGAGGCGTTTTGCAAATATACGCAAGAGGCGAGCTTGCAGCAAGATCCGCCCAAGTACTATATCGACTCGCTTTGCGCTATGGCCGTAGTCGCTATCAATGCGGGGCGCGAGGGATTTTTCTGCCATATAGGCTTTTACACTATCACCACAAATATAAGATATATTTTTGACGAGATAGCCAAGCGCGGGCTAAATCCTTACCAGTGCATGAAAAAATTTATAAAGGAGAAAATATGCTAAGTTTTTTTACTTGGGGGCTGATACTAAATTTTTATGCCGTGGTCATTACTACTGGCTTGCTGTGGGCAATAAAAGCCAAAAGAGACGAGAAAAAGGATAAGGCTACGGCAATGGCCGGAATCGTCGCGCTTACTTTGATACCTTACGTAATGGCCATTATTTGCCTATTTTTTATCATCGAGCTTGCCGTATATAAATTCGACTACGAAGAATATAAAAAGCAAAATCGCAAGGACGATTAAAGGGCTTTAAGCCCTTTAAAAAGCCTTTTAAACGATATTAAAGGCTTTTTAAAAGGTTTAAATTTAAGGAAAAACATGCATTCTAAAAACAAAGACATCGACGAAAAACTAAAAGCTAGGCTTCTAAAGCTCCAAGCCCTAGCGGAGCAAGGCGTAGGCGGCGAAGCGGTAAGCGCCAAAGAGATACTAAACAAACTACTAAAAAAACATAAAATAAGCCTTGAATCACTAATGGACGACGAAAAGAGCAAGGACTACTCTTTCAAATACGAGAGCAAATTTGAAAAAGAACTTTTGTTCAGAATTTGCGCCAAAGTCAAAGATATATTCATAAGCGACGGCATAAGGTATATCCAGCGCAAAGGCAGGCAAATAAGCTTTTCTTTGACTAAATACGAGTTCATGGAGTTTGAAATTTTAAGATCGGCGTATTTTCAAAGCTGGGAGAAGTGTTTAGAAAACGCTCAAGCTGCTTTCGTATGGAAAAACAGACTAGGCTTCAAAGACAACAAACGCATAGGAGAGGTAAAGCCTCTAAGCCCCGAGGAGATAAAAGAGATACTAAACATCCAAAAGATGGCCGAGGGAATGCCCGAAGCTCAGCTTCAAAGAAATTTGCTGGAGAGCAAATGATGGAGGCCGCTCCCGGTATCGCAAAATACCAGCTCGTCCAAAGGCTGGCCAAATACGGCATAGATGGGATCATCGATGCTAAGCTTTTAAAATGGGCAAAGATAAACGGCATAAATTTGCATTTCGTCTTTTCACACCCGGCCGCAAAGCAAATTTTTGAGTTAAACAAAGAAAACATCAAAGCCAAGCTAAGGGAGTTTTGGGCGGATAACCTTGCTGCGATCAAGGAGACAAGCGTCATGTTTCGCGACATAAGCTGCGAGGTAATATACCGCCTGCCGCGCGATACGCAAGCTATGCAAGAAGAAAAGAAACCCTATGAGGAGCCAAGTAGCGGCAGCTTTGAAAACCGCGCCAAAAATCCGTCTATAAGATTAGGCTTTGAACGTATAAGAAAAGCGATACTAGCCGATCTGGAAAACGGGAAGAGCGTGTATGCCGGAGATGTGAGATGACGATACTTCTATACATATGAAAGGATGAATGAAAAATGGAAGAAATTGCTTTCAGAGCTTTTTATAAGCCCGACAAAAAGATTTACGAGGTCTTAAATATTGATTTTGAGCACAAAGAGGTTTTGCTCCAGGATGAAAAAGGTGGACCTATTTTTAGGCTTAACCTTGATAAAGTTAAGCTGTTAGAATACACGGGGCTAAAATCAGAATTCGGTGTGTATAAAATATACGAGGGCGATGTCATAAAAACGAACGAATGGGTTTTGGATTCTAACGGTGGAGGTCATACCGAGCATCGATATGGCTTGGTTGCTGCGATAGATAATGTACTAGCGTATGTTTCAAAAGGTGAGATGTTCCCACTATATGATCTAAGATATGGGCCTAAAACCATCATAGGAAATATTTTCATAGACCCCGAACTAATCAAATTGGTAAATGAGGGTAAATAAAATGACTAAAAATCAAGATATATACAGAAAACAGCTGCTAACCATCATTCACACCAACCCGCTATACCGCGAGATAAAGCGTAACGAAGCGTGGCAAGACTGGCTAGAGCTAAGATTTGGCGTAAAAAGCAGCAAGGAGCTAAGCATAAAAGAGCTAAACACGGCCGTAAATATCTTGCGCGGCAAGTGCGAGGATGGGCTAAATTTTACGCCGGACTTCGCGGGCCGCAACCTAGCAAGGCCTGATAAAATCACGCAAAAACAGATAAAAAAGATTGAAATTTTGATAAACGAGCTAGGCTGGGACGAGCCTGCGAGGCTTAGATTTTTTTATAGGCAAACGGGCTGCCTAGTACCCAATACATACATGCTCGATAAAAAACGAGCAAACAAGATAATCACGGGGCTTGAAGCCGTGATCAAGACGCAAAGAGCCAAAGCTCGAGGCTGATATACTGGGAAAATTTTAAAATATGCGCTAAAATCGGCCTAGAAATATAAATTTTGGGAGGTTTTGGTGTTTTGTCCGTATTGCGGAAACGAAAAAACAAGGGTCGGCGCTACCATAAAAGGGCTTGAAACCGTGCGTTTTAGGCGTTGCGATAAATGCGGCAACACATGGACGACGGTAGAGAGCGTAAAACCGAACGACGAATATCTGGAAAATTTTATCAGGATCAGGGATGAGTGTAGAAATAAACGGGCTTGAACAAATCCAAGATATGCTAAAACGACTCGAGGAAGGCAATGCCCTATCTCAAAGCACGTTTGATGCTATCGGTAATATGATCTCAAACTCCATAGAATTTGCATTTGAAAACCAAAAAAGCCCGTTTGGGCAGAGCTGGAAGCCGCTTAAACAAAGCACGCTGGCCCAAAAAGTAAAAAGAGGCGGCTCGGATAGGATTTTGAGAGATAGCGGGCGACTAGCCGACAACTGGCACATAAGCTCGGACGCTAAAAGCGTAACCGTCTCGAATAATAGCTCGCATAAAGGCTTTGCCTACGGGCTAACTCATCAATTCGGCGCAAATGCGGGACGCGGACATAAAAGCAAGATCCCGGCTCGTCCGTTTTTGCCGGTCGATGAAAACGGAAAGCTAGAGCCGAATTTGGAGGAAAATATTAAGCGCTTTTTGGCTGCCGAGATAGCAAGCAAACTAAGTTGACTTTTGAGGATAAAAGGGCTATAATCATCTATGGCGCGAAGATGTGAACCCTAGCGGGTGCGTAACCACAGGACTAATACTCCGATGTTGCAGGTTCGAGTCCTGCCCGCGTTATCTTTTGAAGCGGTTGATGGTCGCAACGTAGTAGCGAGGGCGTTAATCATACGCCATATTGTAGGTGCAACTCCTACCGCCGCTTTATCTCTATATAATTATCTTTAAGGCTTTCGACCTTATCTACTTTACCTATCGTTACCATATAATTCGTTACCCTAAACTTCTTTAATACGTAGTTTAAATTTACTATTATCTTATTAATTTTGTCAGCATTTTCTTTATCATCAAACCAATATACTAGATTTCCCTCATTGGCATCAAAGCTAACATTTTTTGCCTTATAAAGCACATTTGGGATTTGCCTGATTTCATCAATACTTAGGGCTTGATTATAAGCTTTTTTTCGCGATGGACGAATATGTAGTATAGATTTTTTATCTGCGGCTATAAAACTATCGGCTAACTTTATGCCTGCGATTTCAAAGATCCTTTTTGAGACATAAGCATCTATTTTTCCGAGCTGAAAAGCTTTTATAGGACTTGTTTTATCTTGCTTTATCAAAAGCTCATCTATGGCTTCATCCAACCCCTTTTGCCAGACGTATAAATTCCTATCCTGCTCGTAGTTTTTTAGATCGTTTTTTACTATATTTTTTAGTTCGCCGCTTAAATTTGCGGCCTTTTTTGCTAGCACGCTATCTAGGCTCTGGGCGCTTTTGCCCGGATTATAAGCCCAGTCTTTGCTAGCTACGTTTAAAGGCGTGCCGGCGTAGGGCTTAAATCCGTAGCTTTGCATCTCGCTTTGGGTTAATACCTGCACCTGGCATCTACATCCCCAGTCGTTTGGCGGGTAGTTTTTCTCCCAAAATTTATGCGTTTTAGGCAGGATCATACCGTGTAGCTTGGCGTGACCCGGTCGCGTGCGGCGATCTAGTACGGCCTTATAGCGGAAGTACTCGCCGGCGCTATTCATCTGGCTTTCATACCTTGCCTTTGCGACGCTTACGCGCATATTGGTCTCGAAAATTCGCTTTAGCCGCCGCGAGCCGACGTAAATTTGTTTTGCTTCTCCGGTCTTAGGATTTGTGACGCTTACGTCTCCTAGCCAGCCTTTCTTTGCTAAAACGGGCTTTATGTTATCTCGCCACTCTTTGAAGCCTTGCCCTTTTTTGTAGGCCTCGCTAAGGCTAGCCTGTATATCTGAGAGCAGATCGATCCGCGCGATCTTTGCTACCGTAAAGGCTCTACTATGAGCCTCGTGCATGATCTCGTCGTAATCAAAGTGAAGCTCGGGCGTGCGGGCGGCGAGGGCCTTGATGACGTTTACGGGCTCGGCAAAGAACGAAACCCCTATGTTACTCATCCTCATACCCATAAATTTCGGAGTTTGCTATAGTATTTATCATTATATTTTCAAGCGTAGCCAGATCCATATCCTTATACATCTCGCCTAACTTTTTAAAAGCTTCCTCATAACTGCTCGCGTCCTTTAAAAGCTTATTTAACGAGCTTTCGATCTCTTTTAGAATCTCTTTTTCGGATTTGTTATATTCTTTGCTCTCAAGCGCGGCGTCGATACTGTCTAGCGGCAAAATTTGCCTTTGAGCGTTTTTTGATACGCCTTTTTTGTCCGGATTTTGCGAGATTTGCGGCTCTTGGTTTTTAAATTTAAGCCCCTTAATCTTAAACGCCGTTTCCATAAACTCAAGCGGGATCTCATAGCCCATAGATGTTATACGCTCATATACCTCGCTTAGCGCGTTTTCATCGGCCTCGAGGTTAGCATCTAGCATAAATTTAAAAGGCTTCACGTTGGAAAAATTTAAACTCAGCGTCTCTTTGATGAGCTCGTAAAGGCTAGCGCTTATTAGCATCGCGTCAAAGCGCAATATATCTTGCCTCACTTCGTTGTGGATTTTGCCCAAAGCCTGCGTGCCGTTCATTTGGGAGTTGCCCGCTAGCACCTGCCCCGTGATGCTTTTTGCGATACAGTCGTCGCAGTATTTGATAAACTCTAAAAACGTAGCCTTATCGACGTTGCCGTTAAGCAGCTCCACGACGTCCTCTTTAGAGAAAAGCCCTACGCCGTTGGCTCGCAAATTTACGGCCGCCTCTATGATCGCGTCGCTTTGTTTTTCGTCCCCGACGCTATCAGACTTAATAACTAGAGGCGGCACCGAGAGGCTATCGAAAAAAATCATATACTTTGATATAGCAAGGTGTTTTAGCGCCGTTATAGTGACGATGCGATACATTAGGCTTTGTGTGATCACGTCTCCGCTATCGGTGGGATGAAAATGCATCCACACAAAATCCTGGGCAGCGTGGACGTAAATTTTATTTATACCTTGCTTGAGATAGAGCTTGTCTTCGTTGTCGGTATTAAAATATGTAGGCGGGATATATTCAAAATCAGGCAAAATTTTGCCCTCATCGTTTCGCCACTGTTTGATAAAAGGCGAAAAACCGTAGGCGACGGCGGCTGCGCACGCAAACAAAAACTTCTTAAATTTGATGCTTTCTAAAAACTCCTGGACAAACGCCCCTTGCGCCTTATCGTCGCTTTCAAAAAATATCGGCAGCGCGCTCACGTAGACTTTGCGCTTAAAGAGCTCCGAGCCTATTTGAGTATCTGTAGCTTTGAAGTATTCAAACACCCTTACGAGATTTTCGAGGTTTCCGCCCGAGACCGCCGCGCGCACCAAATCGTAGCTTATACCGCTTAGCACTCCCGCGGCGTCGGTTTTTTTAAGTATAATGGTCTTTTTCATTACGTATATCTTTCCTTTAGAGATTTTATGAGTTTTTGGTTTCTTTTGACTATGCGGTTTAGGGCGCGGTAGTCGGCGACTGCTACACTGGAAGCTATCCTAAAGGCCATTTCGCTAGCGTCCAATAAGTCGTCATGAGGAGCTTTGGGGTAGGTGTCTAGCTCTTCGATTAGAAGCGTATTATCTACGTTTATGAGTATCGTGCCGTCGGTTACGTAAGGGGCTAGAGCATCGAGCCTTAGCTCTTTTGCGACCGAGTTTTTCAGCTCGCAAACGCTCAGGCTTATACCCTTTGCCGCAAACTCATCTTTTAGCTTGTCCTTGAAAAACTCCTGAAAAGCTACCGTTTCTATGGCGATTTTGATGGGTTTGCCATAAAGTAACAGCCGTAGATAAAGCTGCATGAATTTTTCTATCATGACGTCGGGCTTGAGCTTATATCCTTTTGTGTCTAGATAATACTTCGCAGGCGAGCGAAGCCCGCCTTTGCGAGAAGCCCCGTCGGCCTCACCCCGTGCTAAAGACTGGCTCGACTC